TCAGCCACCCTTTTCTTGTCGCCACTGCGAAACCGAGCCTGTTGGGGCCACGGTTCCGCAGTTGGCGGGGCTAAAACCCTCATCTTGGTCATTGACCGGGGTGGGGGTTTTCTCATTCTCGGCCAGTACGGCCAAGCCTTCCGGTTGGATGTAGACGTTCATAACGATCTTGGTGTCATGGATCTCGATGTTCTGGATCAGGGCACGGAGGAGGTTTTTCTGTATTTCTGGTGGCACCTGATCGATGTTTTCCATCAGGGTTTGGATGTTCTGGTAGATATGTTCACCGGAGTGAGCGCTTAATTGGGCGGCCTTGCGGTCGTCCTCAAGCTTCTTGGTTTGTTCTTCAAGGGTCGTGATCTCGTGTTCTATGGCGTTAAATTTGTTTTTAAAGGTCGTACCTTGGGCAATATCGTTCTTCATGGCGATGTTGAGGAGGTTATCGGCTTCGTGGCGCAGGGTGTTTAAGCGGATCCGCTTTTCGTTTAAGATCACGTCAATTTCTTCGCATTTGATCTGGGATTCGCGGATGGCCGCACCGATCGCCCGGATGATGACTTCCTGATCTTTGGATGCGCGCCGGAAATAGTCGAGGATCGCTTGATCGAATACGGTCGCGGACACGCGCTTGCGTGAGCATCCCAAGCCTTGGCGTGACCGGCCGCATTCGTAATAATAGAATTTCTTATCGCCTCTCCCGTTGGAGTGGACGCCTACCATACTACTGCCGCAATCGCCGCATCTTATGAGGCCAGCCAAGAGATGTTCGTATTCGGGTTTTGTTTTCCAGACCCGGCGTCCGGGTGTCTTGGAACTCATTATCTTGTTAGCCTTATTCCACATTTTTTCCTCCACGAGCGCTTCATGTTGTCCGCGGTGAGTTTCCCCACAGTAATTTATGTATCCTTTATAAAACGGGTTTTTGATGATGTGCGCGATCGCTTGTTTGCGCCAGACGATTTTGTTGGCAGTGAATATTTCTCGCCTGATGAGTTCGTTGGCGATCTCGGCTTGAGATTTATTATTAGCGGCCATTTCCCAGATGATTTTAATGTGCGGAGCTGTTGTTTCATCGATGACAAGTTTGGTTGGCTGTTTGCCGTTGGGCAGAACCGGGCCATTCTTTAGGAGCTTGTAGCCGATCGGCACCTTACCACCGGTTCGCATGCCCTGTCTGGCACGGGCAAGGAATGATGCCTTGACGCGTTCACCGGTCAACTCGCGTTCAAAGGCGGAGAGGAGACCGAGGATGCCTATTACAACGCGGCCGATCGCGGTCGCGCTGTCTAGTTTTTCCCTCACCGAAATAAAATCAATATCGTATTCCTTGAAAAGATCGATCATCGCATAGAGGTCGCGTGGATTGCGGGTCAGGCGATCTAGTCTAAAGAAGATGACGCCGTCAAATTCACCGCGTCTTTGATGGATGCTTTCAAGGATCGCTTTGATGCCCGGCCGGTTCAGGTCTTTGGCCGAGTAGCCGTCATCTTTTATCACGCCTTCCTTCCCGAATTCCGAAAGTACGTAACCGAACGCATCCAGCATGTTTTTGCAGTGATGCGCTTGGGAATCAAGCGTTGTGAAGTCGCCCATGGCCTGTTCATCAGTGGAACAGCGGGTGTAGATCACGTAGCGTTTAATTTTTTCTGTCTTTTTCTCTAGGATCATATATTCGGTCAGTTTTAAGCGACCTCAACCTATCGTCAATCTCGCACAAGTCAAGTAGTATCAATGGTTTTGACTTCTTTTTGAATCCCACCTATTTTGATGATTTCCCCTTAGGCTCTATACGGAACTTTCAGCGAAAGTGCCGGATTTTTTTATATTTTTGAAACTTTTTTCCGGCACTTTGGCAAAAACCTCCGTATAGAGCCTAAGGAGGGACAAAGTTCATGTCTTACAGCGCGGAGGAGCTCTTTCAGCAGAGGTTTACGGAGGGGATCGAAGTCGTTTATCGCCCTCAACCGCTGGATGGGGAAGAAAGACAGTTAAATCAAAAAAGGCTCAGTGATGCAGTTAAGGCCGCTCTGGCCGCTGTTCTTAAACGCGAGCCAACGCAGGAAGAATTCTTAGGAATTGTTCCGATCGTTGTCAGCGGAAAGAAGGGCGTGCTATGAAGCGGCTTTTCATTGAGAGGCACTTTGAATAAAGGGGTGCCTCTATTAACTGCGAATATCACAACTTATTTGAGGACTGGGAAGTTCCCTATGCTCGGAAACTAGTCAGGTATTTTCAAAAAAGAATCAAGATTCTTCAGCGTGAAGGATTCGACGATCTTTTGCAGGAATGCTTGACGCATTGGTACTACGTACGGTGCCGCTATGACGATGCGAAACCGGCGGCCAAAAAGACGTTCATGAGGCACGTCTTCGAGAACAAGATTTTTGATCTTCTGGAACAGCGCGTAAGTGTGAAACGCAAAGCTATGTATCAAAACATTTCATTAGATGGGTTGATTGCCGGTTTGGATGAGGACGAATATCCTGACGAGCTGTCTTTTGAAGACCAGAACTTCGAGGAGGTCTTGAGATCGGATATCGGCAGGATTCTCAAGCAGGCTATGAGCAAATTGTCCGGCCGTCAGCGTGAGATGTGCCGGTTGATCAAGGTGGAAGGCATGAACATGAATCAAGTCAGTCAAAAGATGAATATTCCTCGCGGCACTTTGTTCGACGAGGTTTTACGTATCCGAGAGGTCTTTCGCAACGAGGGCTTAACGGATTATTTGAGATAGGAGAGGCATATGAGGTTGCACTACAAGTTTCATTTTAAAGACAGCGTGGACATGTCCCGGGTGGAGACGCAATTGATTGAATCGTTTATGACGTCCGTCGATATTTTTGGCGAACCTGAGATGAAGCTGAGCGCGACGTACCTTGTCGCCGGACGCGAGGCGGTGCTTGAAGTGTCGAGGATCGCCGGTTTGCATACCCTGCTGGTTTTCGTGGGCCGGTTAAGCCGATTGATCGGCGTCAATCAATATTCAATCGAACCTGAATGAAAGGAGAACCATGAAGAGGCCAAAGAAACCCCAACGGAAAGAGTCTGGTTATCTGGTGCAGTGTTTGCGCTGTAACCGGACATCGCGCGTCCAGCTGGTCGCCAAGTGTGGCCATTGTGGGTCGTATGCGGTGAGAATGATTACGAAAGGGTCGCAGTCATGACGTCGTATACCGAGGAGGCATTGAACCTCGCCGAATTGCTTGTCAAAAAGCAGATCGCTTACGGTGATTCCTTCGGCCAGTCACAGAAGATCATCCGCGTTTTGTATCCTAAGGGCATTTTGCCGGATCAATATCAGGATGCATTGGCAATCATCCGGGTGATCGACAAGTTGTTTCGCATTGCCAATCAAAAGAACGCTTTTGGTGAGGATCCGTGGCGCGATATCGCTGGGTATGGATTATTGAGCGTGGTTCATGCCAAGAGACAGAGGGAAAAGACAGATGGGTTTAAAGATTGATATCCGCGATCTCAGGGATGGAAAGTTCTTGTGGATCGATAAAGCGGCTTTGAAGTTAATCACGGCCAAGGCTGGCCATCGCGGGGTGACGGTTTACGCGTGGCTTTGTTATTTTGCCCATGCCCGAGATCAGGAGTGTTTTCCATCGATCAATACACTCGCGGAAGAGTGCCGGGTAAGCGGTCGGACGATCGCTCGAACAATTAAAAATTTGGAGAAAGTAAGGGTGATTGCGATTCAGCATACCTGTGGAAAAGTCAACGTTTATCAGTTGCTTGATGTGCCGACCACGGTCACGGCTGTCAGTAGACCCCTGTCAGCGTTGTCAGGGGTACCCCTGACAGCGGTGTCACCCGAACAAGAATTAACTGAACAAGATTTATTTAATAAAGCAGTCCGTAAGGTCTATAGCAAGTCCTCGCCTTTTTCTTGCCCTTCAGATGAACAGCTAAAAGCTGTTGTTTTTTTATGCATTGAATTAAAAGACTCGATTGATCTTATTGCTTTCTTAAAGAAATACAGAGTTAAGCATTGCCTGCCGCCTGTCGAGGTTTTAGTCAAAGTTTGTAAACAGTTCAAGGCAGAGAAGGCATCCATTAAGAATGCTTGGGGATGGTTTCAGAAGGTTGTCAGGGCAGAGACGGGATCGTTTAATGCCTCGATGCAGGTCAGGGAGCATGAGCAGATCAAGAAGGAACCGACCCGTATTGGGGACATCTTGGCAGGCATTGCGGTTTGTAACAGAGAGTGAATTTGTATGTACGAGTTGAAGGCATGGAATAAACGATTATCGCGGCTTGCTGAAAAATGGCGACGGACGTCTGCCCTGTGTAGAAATAGATGGGAGAAAAAGTTGATGACGTTGGAGTCTTGTTGGGATATCTGGCGGTTTCAGATCATTGGTCAAAGTCCGACGCTATTTACTCCACCGAAGAAGTATTACGACTGGGCAAGTCGATTGGAGGTTGTGAATCGGCATTGGAATTATCCGGTGATGATGATCGGGTGGAGGCGAAGACTGGATTGTCTTCGACGAGTGTGGACAGATGCGGGGAAGCAAATCAAAGGGGGGATTGTTTTTATGATTGAGAATGAAATCAAGAATGAGCGGCTTCGTATGCAGGATCTAAGAGACATGCTGGAGAGGCAAGGGTATCAGTGTGCGTTAACGGGACGCCAGTTGACAACTGATAACTGTTCGATAGATCACGTTGTTCCTTTGTGCAAGGGCGGGAGCCATACGAAAGAGAACGCGCAGTTGGTTGTGGCTGAAGCTAACCATGCCAAGGGCAACCTGACTGATGCAGAGTTCCTGCAGTTGTGCAGGGACGTGGTTGCTTATGCAGATAAGAAGCATGCGTGTGTCCTATAGGGTTTCAAGGTACTTGGAAGGGGGTGTCGGGTGCGGGTCGGGCGAGGCGCGAGCCTTCAGTGATGTTAGGTTTTTAAATTGCGTGTCGTGGTCGTATTGCAGGGGATCAGAGGAAAAGGGCAAGATTTGCTCGGAAAGCCGTTTATCGTCGGGTAAATGGCTCAAGAATGGCTTAAAAATGGAGGTTTTTTGATGGCAAATATCAATGTAAAACCGGACATTGTCGATGTCCGGTTGTCCGATTTGAAGCCTGCGCCGTATAACCCGCGGGAGATATCCCCGGAATCATTGGCCGGGCTTCGGGAGTCGCTGGAGCGTTTTGGCATGGTGGACTTTATGGTGGTCAATAAACGCAATATGCACATTATTTCCGGTCACCAGCGGTTCAAGATATTACAGGAAACGGGGATTGGGAGTGTAGAGGTGATCATGGTCGATGTGGATGAGGTCACGGAGATGGCCATGAACGTCACCTTGAATTCGCAGGAGATTACCGGCCGGTGGACAGCGGCTTTGATTCCGCTTCTGGAGAAGCTGAGGACTGAGAATGCGGATGTCTATATCAATTTGCGGATGAGGGAGCTTCGGGCGCAGGTTGCAGAGTTTGAAATGGAGAATCAGGGGTGCGGCAAGACACTCCCAGATGATATTCCCAAGCCTCCCAAAGATGTGATTACCAAAAAGGGCGATTTATGGATCCTCGGTGAGCATCGTCTGCTGTGCGGAGATAGCACAAGTGATGTGGATGTGGCGCGTCTTATGGATGGCAAGAAGGCGGATCTTTGGGCAACCGACCCGCCGTATTGCGTTGATTATACCGGCAAGGGAAGACCCAATGGCGGGCATGATTGGTCGAATGTTTATCATGAGATCGACATTCCTGATGCCAGGGACTTTATGAGGCAGTTTCTTTCGGCAGGGTTAAAGCATATAAAGGAGAGCGTTGCGATCTACATGTGGCATGCCTCCAAGCGTGTCGGCATGATTGACGATGTTTGCCGGGAATTGGGAATCCTTATTCACCAGCAAATTATCTGGGTCAAGCCGTGTCCGTTAATGACATTTGCCTATTATTCGTGGAGGCATGAACCGTGTTTTCTGATGTGGGTTAAGGGGGAGCGGCCGCCCTATGACCCGAAAGATAAGACGATTAGTACGGTCTGGATGGCCGATTACACCAAACGCGGGGATCCAACAAAGCCTGAGTATTATTCGGATGTCTGGGAGTTGGACTGGGAGGGCAAGAAAAGAAATCCCGGGATTGAGCATCCAACTGTCAAACCAACAGAGGTCTTTGGGATCCCCATGCGGGTGCATACCAAGCCGGGAGATATCTGTTATGAGCCGTTCAGCGGGTCAGGCTCGCAGATCGTTGCCGGGGAGCGACTTAATCGAAGAGTTTTCGGAATGGAGATCGAGCCGTTCTTTTGTGATGTGGCCGTAAAACGATGGGAGGAGTACACCGGGAAGAAGGCGGTCTTGGAACATGCCTGATGAGAAGCAGAATCTCGCCGAGGTTGCCAGAAAGAAACGGCATTTATATCTGGTGGAGAAGCTTTACGGTGGAAAACCGCTCTCAACATCCGAGATTGTCGAGCTGGAGAGGCTTGAGGCAGGGCCGCTAGGGCCGTCCGTTGTTGCCACCATGGAGGATGTCGCGAGGCTGATGGACGTGTCGTATCGGACTGTTCAGCGTTGGAAACAGGACGGGATGCCCGTCAACAGGGAGGGGTATTACGACTTAAAGGAAATAAAGAAATGGTACATTTCCCGCGCTGAAAAAGACAAGACCGAGTTTGAAGAAAGCAGGGCTTATTGGAAAGACCAGATTGTCAGGTTGCAGGCGGCCTTGCTTGATTTGGATGTGAAGACGAGGACTGGGCAATTGATGCCGCGAGAAGAAGTGGATCGAGGAAGACTGGCACGGATTATTGCGATCAAGCGGGCATTTCTGGCATTACCAACGGTATTGGCCGGTCGGCTGGCGATGAAAGAAGCCCGGGAGATTGAAACTATTTTATACAAGGCGATCAGCGAAATCATTGATGAATTCTCTGGAGTAAGGGATGGCGTTCAAAACATTGAAGAGGGATCGGGAGATATGGAGCGAGAAGGAACGCCGTGCATGGATGAGGCCGCGCAGGATAACGGTCAGCGACTGGGCGGATCAGTACAGATATCTCACACCGACAACGTCAGCTGAACCCGGAAGATGGAAAACAAACCGTGCTCCGTATTTACGGGGCATTATGGATGCTTTTACGGATCCGGATGTGGATGAGATCACGGTTATGGCCGCTTCTCAAGTTGGAAAGACCGAGAGCATGTACAACATGCTTGGTTATGTTATTGATCAGGATCCGGGCCCGACGCTTATGGTTCTTCCGCGGGAAACGGACGCCAAGAGTGTTTCCTATAATCGCGTTCTTCCCATGCTCCGCAGTTCACCGGCATTGAGATCAAGAATGCCCAAGGCAACGGATGATATCACCAAGCTTGAATATCATTTGGAAGGGATGATTTTGTATTTTGCGGGGTCGCAAAGTCCGGCCGATCTTGCATCTCGACCTATTCGCTACTTGTTTCTGGATGAGGTCGACAAATATCCCAAGTTCTCGGGGCGGGAGGCGGATCCAATCAAGCTTGCGTCTGAGCGGCAGAAAACGTTCTGGAACAGGAAGACCGTGAAGGTATCAACGCCGACAACTCGAGAGGGATATATCTTTCGCGAGTACGAAAAGTCGGATCAGTGCAGATTCTTTGTGCCTTGCCCATATTGCGGCAAGATGCAGGTTCTGGTGTTTGGCCAGATCAAGTGGCCCAAGGAGGAGTCTTCTGCCGAGAAGATCAAGAACGAGAGGCTGGCATGGTACGAATGCATCCAATGCGGCGGGCATATCAAGGATATTCACAAGCATAAGATGATGACCGCTGGTCAGTGGATTCCAGAAAAGAAAGAGCGCGTGCGAAGCCGTGGTTTCTGGATCAGTTCGCTTTATTCGCCGTGGCTTACATGGAGTGATATTGCGGCCGAGTTTCTGAAGTCCAAGGATTACATTGAGCTTCTGATGAATTTTGTCAATTCATGGCTTGCCGAGGTCTGGGAAGAGAAGATCGAGGAGACCACGGTTGATAAGGTGCGCAATCTGGCGCGAGATTATGATCAGGGCATTGTCCCGGATGAGGTCTTGGTGTTGACGGCAGGCGTCGACGTGCAGAAGGATCACTTTTATTACGTCATCCGGGGGTGGGGGTATTCCGAAGAGTCATGGCTTATTCGGGCGGATCGGGTTGAATATTGGGACGATATTATTGAGGCGCTATTCAACACAGAATATCAGCGTATGAATTCCGAGGAAAGATTGGCAGTTTATTTAACATGCATTGATTCCGGGTTCAGGACAGATGAGGTTTATCGTTTTTGTCGTAAATGGCCGGACAGAACCAAGGCTGTAAAGGGGCTGGAGGAGATTACAGGAGGGCGATTTTATAGGCCCAATAAGATAGACATAAATTCTTTGACCGGTTCCCCTATTCCGGGCGGGCTTATGCTGTGGAATCTGAATGTTAATCAATACAAGGACAAGCTGAATCGTTTGGTTTCCTCACGAGATCCGGCGAAATGGCATTTGTACAGAAATCCCGAGGAAGATTATCTTCTGCAATTTACATCAGAACACAAGGTGCTGGTGCGCAACAGAACAACCGGCAAGGCAAAAGAGATCTGGCAGAAGAAGAAAGAGTCCGCGGCGAATCATTATTTGGATTCGGAGGTTTATGCGCTGGCCGCCGCAGATATCATTCGGGCATTGAACATGCGTCGTGAGAAGGGCGTGCATATACATAAGCCGGGGGCCTTAGAAGGGCATGGCAGGCGTGATTGGTTAAAGTTATCGGAAGGGTCTTGGTTGAAATGAGCAAATGGATCCATAGCAAACCGAATTGGCTTGGAAACTTGAGTGAAGCGCAAAGACAATCAAGTTTGGTGAAGCCGTTTGGTCGGCCTGTGAATGACGCCAATGATTACGGCGTTCGATTTATTCCCCTCAAGTGTCCTAAATGCAGGAGCAAGAATGTTCGGTGTTATTCAAGTCACCCACCGGTCAGGTATCACGTTTGCAATAAGTGCGGGCATAATTTCAAATCTTTAGAGGAAAATAGCGATTCCTGACTTTTTACTATTTTGTAGTAACGACCATCTTGTCAGGAAATAAAAGTTCTGTAATATCAGATTAGACAATTTCATGCGGGACAGCTGATCACTGTTGCCGCGCCCAATAGCAGTAAAAAGCCATCTCCAGTCGACTGGCGGGAGATGGCTTTTTTTATTGGGTTTTTGATGGAGAGGGTAATGGCTACAAAACAGGAAATGCTCGATAACGTCGAGAACGCAATCAATGCTCGGGTCAATGGAGGCGCGGTGCAGGCCTATTCAATCGGAGGGCGCAACATTCAGTACATTCCGCTTCCCGATCTTATGAAACTGCGCGATCAGTTGCGCCGTGAGATCGCGGGAGCTGGGGGAGCAACGACCTACGCTGGTTTCGGGAGTCCTTCATGAAAAAGAATTTCACGGACAGATTGTCGGATAGTTTGGACAGCGTGATTTCGTTCTTTTCGCCGCGTACCGGATTCAAACGCCGGATGTTCCGGCAGGCGATCAAGGTTTCTGATTCATTTGCATCGTATAAGGGCGCGTCCCGGGATCGTCTGCGTTCATCGTGGATTCCCGGTGGAGGGTCTGCGGATGAGGACTTATTGCCTGAACTCAAAGATATCAGGGAGCGGAGCCGTGATTTAAATCGCAATGACGCGCATGCGACCGGCATCACCTCCACGATGACCACCAATGTGGTCGGGTCAGGCATTCGTCCTCAATCCCGCATTGATAAGGAGTTTCTGGGCATCTCGGATGCTCAGTCCAGCCAGTTTCAGAAAGATGCCGAACGCGTGTGGAGGAAATGGGTGCCGCACGCGGATGCTGGAAGCCGCATGGATTTTTACGAGATCCAGCAGTTGATTGACCGGCAGATTCTGGAAAACGGCGAGGCGATCATTATGCCTTTGATGCTTGATGATCACGAGCGTCCGTATTCTTTGGCTTTACAGGTGATCGAGTCAGACCGGCTTGATACGCCAACGGGAATGTCAGGAGATCGTTCTGTCCGCTCTGGTGTTCGGATAGGCGAGAAAGGCGAGCCGGTTTCATATTTCATTCAGAAAACACATCCCGGGGATTTGCGGTATTCAAAACAGGCCGAGCGTATCTTTACCGAGATTCCCGCCAAGAATGAGTTTGGCCGGAAAAACATTTTTCACCTCTACTACGTCCAGCGTTCAGGTCAGACGCGCGGCGTTCCTTTCTTTGCGCCGGTTCTCAATTATTTCAAGGATCTGGGTGAGTACGCGGAGGCCGAGCTTGTGGCCGCCCGGATCGCCGCGTGTTTCTCTCTGTTTATCACTTCTGAGGCGTCCATGGACGTTTCGGCTGGGGGAGGGTATGAGCGTAACTCTGCAGGTCAACTGATCGAGTCGCTTGAGCCGGGCATGATCAAGCACCTTATGCCGGGAGAAAGCATCACTTCGTTCAATCCCCAGCGTCCGGGCGCGTCATTTGAGCCGTTTGTTGATCGGATTCTTAAGGCGATTTCAGCGGCGTTGGGTTTGCCGTATGAACTGGTGGCCAAGGATTTCAGCAAAACAAATTATTCGAGCGCACGCGCGGCCCTTCTTGAGGCAAGACGTTATTTCAAGATGCGTCAGGAGTGGCTGGCTCGGAAACTCTGCCAGCCGGTGTGGGAAATGGTTCTTGAGGAGGCATATCTTCGCCGGGAGATCAGTGCCGCTACTTTCTACGAGAATAAGCGGTATTGGTCAAATGCGTCTTGGATAGCTCCGGGTTGGGAGTGGGTGGATCCGCTTAAAGAAGCGCAAGCCGCTGAGGTTGGTCTTAAGAACGGCATTGTGACCTACTCGGACATTTTTGCGCAGGAAGGCAAGGATTGGGAAGAGGGATTTGAACAGCGCAAACGCGAGCAGGACAAGATCAAGGAACTGGGGTTGGAGATCAGCAATGGAAACAATCCAGCAGGGCAAGCCGCCCCGGCCGGTCAACGAGAGCCTGAGGCTGGCCGTGAGCAACAGGACTGAAATGTCTATGCCGTGTGAGGTCATGGTGTCAATCGAACGGCAGAGAGGGGAATGTAATGGCGAATAAAGATATCTACTTTCGCGCGGATGTCGTTCGTAGCGGCGATGTGCGCGTTAACCGTGAACAGGAAGTGATCACGGGTTTCGCTGTGGTGACCAAAGGTGTCACACATGACGAAAGGGGGGAGTTTGATGACGTAGCGTTGGATAGCGTGGTTGAGTTTGGAAACAAGTCGAAGGTCGGGGTCAAATCCCGATTTGGTCATCCCAACATGTCGAGTACGGCTTTGGGGACGTTCTTGGGCAGGGCAAAGAACTTCCGCAGGGATGGCGATGTTGTGAGAGCAGATCTTCATATTGACCCAACAGCTCATGAGACGCCAGACGGTGACTTAGCCGGATATGTCATGAGCCTTGCCGAGAGCGACCCGGAGGCGTTCGGGTCTTCCATGGTCATTCATTGGGAGGCGCTGGAAAGAAAAGAACCGGGAGCAGACGGCAAGAAGTTATCGCCCTTGATTCGCGTTAAGAAGCTTTTGTCGGTGGATGTGGTTGATGATCCGGCGGCGAATGACGGGCTCTTTGGATCGCGGTTCTTCTCGGATGGCGTGAAGCCTTCCGCAGAAATGACCGCGTTTTTAGATAGATTTCTAAATCAGCCGGAATCCGTCGAGAGAGTGATCGGATTTCTGGAGAGGTATCGTGCAAACAAAACAGCATTACAGGAGGACAAGAAAATGAACGATCTGACCATCGAAAGATTAAAGGCCGAACGCGCTGATCTTTACAACAGCATCTTTGGCGCGGGGGAAGCAGAGGGGAAGAAGTCCGGCGAGAGGTTTGAGCGCGAGCGCGTTCTTTCGATTCTCAAGAAGGCAAAGACCTTCAAGGATATGGGCGATCTTGCGCTTGAAGCGATTGAGAACGGCGCGTCGCTTGAAGTGGCGACGATCAAGTTTCAGGACAAGCAGTTGGCCGGTCTTCAGGCCGCATCACCCAAGGGTGTCGGGCCTGATCCTGAACCGGAACTGCCCAAAAAGTCCATGACGCATCTGGAAAAAGCCAGGGCGTACAAGGATGAGCATAAGTGTTCAATGACCGATGCTTTAAGGGCAACGGCGGAAAAGCGTTAATCGATAAGCAATCACAAGGAGGCGTGAAATGTCACAGTTTAATTTGGGGTCAAAGGCATTCATTGCGGGCGAGGCGTTAGAGGCCAACCGCAGGGTGAAGTTGAGTACAGCAAGTGGTACGCAAGTGGAATACGCGGATGCTGGGGAAGCGTTTATCGGTATTACGGCGGCCAAGGCGGCATTGGGAGAAATGGTGAGCGTTGATCTCAAGCATACAGGCCGGACGTTCAAGATGGAAGCCAACGGAGCTATTGCGGTTGGCGGGAATTTCTACGGAGCGTTGGACGGGAAAATCAGCGCGACCGTGAGCGGTTCTATTCAGGGTCGTGTTCTGGAAGCGACCGCCGCTGACGGCGAGATCATCGAGTGCATTCTTTTGTAATAAACATTTTTTAAACGAGGAGGTTTCACATGGGAGTTGATTATTCGGGTTCAAGAGCAGTGCCGAGGCTGGAGCTGGGAGAGGCGGCCTTGGAGTTCATTCAACAGCAGAATGAGTTCATCGGGACTCAGGTTCTGCCGATCTTTCCCACGAAGAAGAAGGCGAGTGTTTATCCCGCGATCACGCGTGAGAGTATCACTCGCGAGGCGGATACCAAGCGTGCCCCGCGCGGCAATTATAACCGCGATGGTTTCTCGGCCAAGGACAAGCAGTATAACTGCGAGGAATTCGGTCTGGAAGGCGCGTTGGATGATGGTGAGCGTACGCTTTATTCGTCTGATTTTGACGCGGAGCTGACGACCGTTCAGATCATCACGCGTCGGGTTCTGCAGGCGCAGGAGAGGCGCATCTCAGGGTTGGTGTTTAATACGACGACCTTTACCGGTGCGCCGCTTTACACCGACAATTCAGCCGCGCCTTGGACGAGCGCGTCTGCGGATGTGGTCGCGCAGGTGCGCGCCGCGCGCGAGAAGGTTCGGGCCAATAGCGGCATGGATCCGAACACCGTCATTTTCAGTAAAGCGAACCTTGATCGTTTGCTGAATAACAACGTCATCAAGGGGGCGATCCAGTATGTGGCCCGCTTGACCGAGGCAGAATTGCTCAATGCCCTTGCGGATATCTTGGGCGTGAAGCAGGTCTTGGTTGGTCGCGGGATCTACAACACCGCCAAGGAAGGCAAGACATTCGTCAGCGGGGACATCTGGAATCCTTCTTACGCGATGGTGGCTGTGATCGGCGATTCGAATCGTCTTTCTGATCCGAGCGTAGGCCGGACGTTCCTTTGGACATCCGACAGCCCGGAGAACGCGACTGTCGAGCAGTACCGTGACGATGCCTCTCGTAGCGATATTTTCCGTGTGCGTCAGCATGTGGATGAGATCGTGGTCGATCCGTACTTCGCGCATCTGATGAAGATCGCTTGAGGAACAAGGGATGGGGATCCTCCTTTCGGGGAGGATCCCTTTCTCGCCTCTGGAGGCTGGATGAGTTTTAAGGATCAATTGAAACAAGACATGGCGAATAGTTTTCTCAACTCATACGAGTTTGCGGAAGACATCACCTATACGCCCAAGAACGGGACACCGAAATCAATCAAGGCGGTTATAAATCGCAAAAGATTGAATCCGGCGGCAGAGGATATCGGGCGGGTGTTAACGAATCAGGGGGAGATCTTCCTCGCTAATCATAGCACAGGCGGAGTTGTGGCAGTCAACAAAGGCGGTGATGTTGTTTCGTTCCCGGACAGTGTTGGCGGGTCGCCGGTTGATTGGGCCGTGATTGATGTCTTGGGACAGGATGAGGGGATGTGGCATCTCTTGGTGCAGAAATGAGTGATTTAACTGTTGAGATAAATACAGCGAATCTGGATCGGGCGATGCGGTTGATACCGCGAGGCCTTAAGTATGAACTGGCCGACGGCATGGATCATGCCAGCCGAAAGTTCCTGAAAGCCTTCCGTGAGAGGAGGCTTCAGGGGCCGCCCGGGATTCGTGGCCGCCCGCGCGGTGTATTCTCGCATTTCTTTCGCGCCAGTCTGGTATCGAAAGACATCGATGGCATGGGCATGGTGATTTATTCGGACTCCAAGATCGCCAAGATGCATGAAGAGGGCGCGAGGGTCACAAACCCCGGTGGAGGCAAACTTGCCGTGCCGTTGTCGGCGCGGCAGGAACTATTCACGAGCGACGGGCGATTAAAGAAGCAGTACAAAAAGCCGCGTGCGATCAAGAACGTGTTCCCTTTGCTGTTGCAGGGCAAGACGTTCTTGGTGCGGGTGAAGAAACGTGTGCGAAGCATTGTGCCGCTTTTTGTTCTTAAAAACAGCATCCGGATTAAACCGAGACTGATGTTCTACAAGACTTGGGATGAAATGCAAAACGAGCGGATCAAAATCCTTAACAAATCCGTCGAGAAGGCATTGAGCAAGATATGACAGTCAGAGAAAGCATTCTGGAAGATTTGAGGACAACGCTTGGCGGGATCACAACCGCTAACGGGTTTAATAATGACATCCAGAGCGTTCAACGCTGGCGTCAGCAGGGCAATTCGCTGGTTGTGGTTCCCTGCATTGTCGTAAACGCTGGGCCGGAGGAAAAGGATCCGGTTCCTAATCCGTTCATGACGTGCAGGCTCACGATCTATGTCGATATCTGGACCCGGCAAGATGAAGCCGATTCCCGGTCGACGGATACGATTCTGAACAGCCTTTTGGGTGATGTTGAGAAAGCATTAACGCAGGACATCACCCGAGGCGGATTTGCCAAGGATACGAATATCAAGTCCAACTCTCTTTTTGAAACGCTTGAGGGCCAGCCTTATTCGGGAATTGTTATCGAGCTTGAGATTATTTATCAGCATAAACAGGGCGATCCAGATATCGCCGGGTAGAGGAGGTACAAGATGTTAACGCGAAAAAGGCAACTGGCCGCGAAGATCGAGGCTGTTGAGGGGGCGGCGGAAACCCTCGCGGCAACAGATGCGCGGCTTTTGGTATATGACCCCAAGGTCAGTTTTGATGTGGCGATGTTTGATCGTAATCCCGCGAGGACGTCGTTTTCCAATATTGCCAAGACCACAGGGCAAAGGACAGCCACGATCGGATACAAGCTGGAGCTAAAGGGATCCGGTGTGGCCGCGACTGTGCCGGAATGGGGCAAGCTTCTTCAGGCATGCGGGTTTGGTGTTAATGCGCTTAAGTCGATGAATATTGGCGCGGTTACAAACGGACCCTTTCAGCATGGTGAGACTATCACCGGTGGCACATCCGCGGCCAAGGGGCGTGTCGTGATAACGACCGCCAACGGTGCCACGGCGATCATGTTTGTGTCGGTTTCCGGGACGTTTGTTAGCGGGGAGGTTATTACTGGAGGCACATCGACTGCAACGGCTACGACATCGTCGGTTCCGGCGACAATCGGCAATGAGTTTAAGCCTGTCTCGGACTCGATCCTTTGCTTGACGCAGGGCAGTTATGAGGACGGGATCCGAAAACTCATCAGGGGATCGCGCGGGAATGTAAAGTTTTCATTTAAGGCGGGCGAGCCGGTCATGATGGATTTTGACTTTCAGGGGGTCGAGGCCGGAGTTTCAGATACGGCGTTTCTTGCAAATGTCACCTATGAGAACACAAAACCGCCGGTCTTTTTGAGTGCCCTTTTCTCGATTGACGCTTATTCGGCCAAGATCGGTGAAATGTCCGTCGATATGGGCAACAACTTGGCCCAGAGGGATGACGTTAATGATACGCGCGGAGTGGCTTCCTTTGCGCTTACCGGACGCAATGTCACGGGATCGATCAATCCTGAAATGATCCCGGTTGCGGCTCACGACATGTTCGGCAAATGGTTTTCTGGTGGAGAAATGTCAGTTGATTGTTCCATTGGGTCAGTTGCCGGGAACAAGTTCAGGGTTTACATCCCCAGGGCGCAGTATACCAAGATCGAAGATGAGGATCGTGACGGTTTGCAGATTGCGAAGGCGTCGTTTTCTCTTAACGGATCCGTGACGCCCGGGGACGATGAGATCACTATTTTGGCACTTTAATGCGAGGAGGCAGACATGCTGACAGGGATCAACATTTTTGAGAGCAAGCCGTATGTTTCAAAGCTGGATAAGGATTCCGGGGATCCAACGGTGTTTCAGATCGGGCTTTTGGATTCAAACCTTCGGGCGTTTATTGAGGATCAGACCACATCTTTCGAGTTCAGTTCCAAGAATCCAAAAGATGCGGCCAAGGCGAATATCAATGCATCCAAGCGCAATTTGATGGTGGTGCGGTTTGGGGTCAGGGGATTGGAGAACTTCATTGATCCACGGGACAAGAAGCCGGTCAAGTTTGATACGGTTTCAATGCCGGTTAATGGCAGGAACTACAAGGCATTGACCGATGAGATCACGTCTATGTTTCCCAAAGCGCTCATTGATGAGCTGGCCGAAGTGATCTTGGCAGAGAACACCTTGAGTGAGGAAGAAGCAAAAAACTGACACTGGCGGTCTGGTTGCATAAGTTTGAGCTGGACTGCCGGATATGTTCAGAGACGCAGAAAGTAGAGCGTGGATGTGAGGAAGATTCGCCCATTCCCGGTATTTGGAAACTTGATAATTGGGAGTTTAGACGATGTCCAAGAAGTCTTGTCGAAAAAAGAAGCGTTGAGTTCTTAAGCGCTTATTTCTTTTTCGGTAAGGGGTATCTTCCCAACGCTGGCGGATGGCTGGATCAGCCCGTGAAATTTGTTCAGGCGCTCGTTCTGATTGAACGGGAGGTCGTCCGGGTAAGAGAGGAAAAGGAAAATGCCCACGAACCGGGAACTTGAAATCATCATGAAATTGCGCGACGAGGTCACGAAGCGTCTTGTCGGCATTCAGGGGAACTTCTATAAATTTGCCAATACCTGCCGCCAGCTGGGCCAGAACATGCGTCATGTCGGCCAAGAGATTTCGCAGGTGGGCAATAACTTCATGATCATGGGCGCGGCGATCACCGGGCCCTTGGCTCTTGCCTTCAAATCCGCAGAGAAGTATTCCATCTCCGTTCATAACGAATTGAAGCGTCTTGAAGATGCATCTTTGGGGCTTCAGGTCAGTTTCGCGCAGGCGTTGGTGCCGGTTGTTCATCAGCTGGCCAATATCTTTGGCAATCTTCTTAATCTTTGGAATCGGCTGTCACCAGCAACGCAGAGCATGGTTGTTCAGGGCGCGGCTATGGCAGGGATTTTCATGACTTTAGGCGGTGCCGCACTGGCTTTGGTGGGGAGGCTTACACGGTTGGCGGGAACCATTATTGATTTGGTGGGCAAGTTTGCTTTGTTTGCACTGGCTAATCCTTGGCTGGTCGGGATCTCGGTTGTTGTGGCGGGACTTATCGTGGTGTTTCTCAAATTCAGGGATGTAGCCGTGCCGGTCTTGAATGCCGTTGAGATCGGGGCGCAGATGGTTTACATAGGGTTTGTAAAACTGATCAAATACCTTCTTATCGGTTTTGACAAGGTGACGCTGGGGCTTCAGAAGTTTTACGAGCTTTTGGGCAAATTGCCCGGGCAGTGGGGTGAGCCGTACCGGCAGGCGGCCGCCGGATTAACAAAGTTTCGCGGGGAGCTTCAGCAGTTGATTCAGGCCTCCGATGTGGAAATGACCCGGATGGGCGACAAGATTTCATCAACGCTGGCAACAGGTGAGGGAAGTCTCGCGCAAGGGTACGACAAGGCAAGGGATTCGATCAGGGGGTTTATTGATTCTCTAAAAGGGTTAGGCAATGAGGTTGATGTCCAACAAGTTGCTCAGCAGTTTGATGCTCTTCAGTCAGTGGCGCAGAACGCGGCGCAGGCCATGGGGCAGTCGCTTAAGCATTTCTTTAGTGATGTTTTTCATGGAGAGGTAGACAGCGCAAAGGATTACTTCCGTGAGTTCGGAGACATGATGCTGGAGATTTTGGCAGAGGTGTTCGCCAAGATGATCTTGATTAAAACTGTTGGCGCCATGTTCCCCGGAATGATTCCGTTCTTTCATCAAGGCGGGATGGTCTATCACTCGGGAGGTGTTGTTCGTCCGGTATACGCGCACGGCGGGCTTGCCCCGGATGAAATTCCCATTATTGCCCAGTCAGGCGAAGGCGTCGTGTCGCGCAAGGGCATGGCGTCGCTCGGAATAAACAATCTCAAGAAACTTAATCGCGGGGAAGGGATCGGCGAATCATCGCAGATGTTCAATGTCTATATCAATGCCAACGATGCGAAATCGTTTCGGGACATGCTGGTTCAGCACCCGGATGTTTTTGAGAACGCGATCATTGATGCGATCAACAAGAACAAGCCGATTCGTAACGCCATAAGGAGCCGGTTATGAGTACGGCAGTCTTGACGTTCACGCCGGAGTTCGGGTTGCAGGAGGACATCGAGTTCTCGACGCTGGTCTTTCAGGCAGATAGCGGCAGGGAAAAGCGCAGGGCCAAGTGGTCGAGGCCTGTTCGTATGGTCAGCTGTTCGCTGAACAATCAGAGCGAAGCGGGTGTGGCGCTTGTTTGGGACTTCTTTAAAGCCAGACAGGGGAAATATGATCCGTTCTGGGTGAAGTTTCCAACCAGTTACAAGGTGACAGGTGAGGCGGTTGGCATCGGCAACGGTGTTCAGACAGTATTCCCGCTGGATTATTTCCCGATCGATATTGCGAGCTTCAAGGGCTATGTGAACGGTGTTTTGGTCGTGGGCGGTTACACGCTTCAGAACGACTTAACGAATGAGACAGCAAAAATCGTTTGTTCTGTACCGCCAGTGGCCGGGGCCGTCGTTACGGCTGATTATGAATATTACATTCAGGTGCGGTTTGACGACGACAAGCTGTCCAAGGAGTTGGTGCAGTTCAAGCTTTACAACACAGGGCTCAAGCTCAAAGAGGTCTTGTGGAATATCTACACCGCGCCGTAAGAGGAATTGATGCAGGATTTAAATACTCAATACAAAGATGAAGCAGTCAAGGACGCCAACCGGCCGGTTGAGCTTTATGACATTTATCTTGGGTCGCAGAATTCGTGCGATTCCCAGACGTTTTATTTCTGTACGGATAACAAGCGGATCTATTTTTGGAATCTGGATGGCGTCTTGCAGTATTACCAGCCGATCAAGGTCAGGCGGTCGGCGATCCCGGCCAGCAATCAGCTTGAAATTGAGGCGGTGTCCGGTGAATTTGATAACGTCGACAGACTTTGGAGCAATTGGGTCAATACCACTGATCTTCGGGGCAAGAGAGTTGTGGTCAGGAAGGTATTCCTTGATCTTTTAAACGACCAGACGCATGCCAAGGTCATGTTTGACGGGATCATCAATGCGGTGTCTGAGCTGACAGAGTTGAGCGTGAAGCTGGAATGTAAATCGAAACTGAAATCGCTCTCGCTGGAAACAGGACGACTTCAGCAACTTTATTGCAATTACATTTTCGGTGATGAGTTTTGCCAGCTTGATGTGTCAACAACGCGATTGAATGGCCAGACGGTTGATGCCGGGTCAACGACCGGAGAGGTTATCGATGTCGCACGAAGCGAGGCGGATGATTGGTGGAATGACGGGATTATTCAGTTTATGTCTGGTGTCAATCAGGGCTTAAAGCGCAAGGTGGTGGATTTTATCAGCGCACAGCACAAGTTGATGTTGGATTACGCGCTTCCGCAGGCTCCCGCGGTGGGCGATCTGTACACGATCGAGCGCGGGTGTGACAAGTCCTTTTATGTGTGCAAGAACAGGTTCGGCAATCAGGCCAACTTCGGTGGGTTCAAGAATATCCCGCAGTTGATCAATCCGATGAAGGTTGAGGCATGAAGAAACTCGACACGGAACTTCTCAACAAGCTGGTCGGCATCAAATGGGTTCAGGATGGCAGAACGCATGAAGGGGCTGACTGTGTTGGTCTTATGGAGCTGTATTTTAAGGCCAAGGGGGTTGAGGTGTCGGCGCCCCGGATCAATGATCTGACGCCCGAGGGGCAGGAAGCGTTCATTCGCGGGATCACAGAAGCGAATATGATCGTTGGTCTGTCTGACCTTGAGCCGGAGGATGTTCTTGTCTTTAAGATCGAGGAGGAGCTTCATGTCGGGCTTTATTTGGGTTATGGGCGAATGCTTCATGCCAAGAAAGACGGCAAGTCGCGCATCTCCCGTCTGACCGTCTCATGGGAGAAATACTTCCTGTTTGCCATCAGAGAGAAGGACGGGAAGATGCAGATCCCGCCAGCCGGGCCACCGGCTGTGGTCGCGGTGGCATTGGTCATTGCAGACTACGCGGCCGCGTCGTTCATTGCGGGCGGACTTATCGCGCTATCGCTTACGACCATCGGATGTTTGATTGGTACAGCCATGATCGGGTATTCGATCGGGCTTGCTATTCAGGCGCGGCAGTCTTCAAAAAGCGGAGGTGGGTCATCATCGCCCCGGTATCAGTTTGGCGAGCTTCAGACCACATCAAGCAATCAGTACCCGGTGCCGGTCTTATATGGGCAGGCGAGGCTGGCCGGGAATATCGTCTTTCAGAATCCGGTCATGGGCGGTGAGCAGATCGACATGCTCATTGTTCTTTGCGAAGGGGAGATCGATAGCATCACCGATGTGCGGCTTAATGGTGAGGCGATCGGGAATTTCCCCGGGTGTTCGTATCACGCGTTTACCGGCACATCGACGCAGAACGTGGAGGCGGTGACCGGTCTTGATCTGGATGGTGTTCAGTATCGCAATACCGCGGTGCTTCATGTGCATCTGGAGACATCGGATAAGCTGAAAGGCGGCAGGCCGAATATTACTTGTGTTTGCAGAGGGAAGAAAGTTCAGACATGGAACGGAACGTCATGGTCACCGGTACGTTCCTTCTCGGATAATCCGGCGGCATGTATCAGGGATTATTTGCTTTTGAAACCGCAGGTAGGCGGGTGCGGATATCTACCGGCAGACATTGACGATATGTCGTTCGGCGAGGTTTACGATTATTGCGGGCAGTTTATTTCGGACGGTCAGGCAGGGACAGAGGCAAGGTATGCGGTTTCCTATGTGATCGATCAGAAACGCGCGGCATCGGATAACCTCACGGAGATATTGGTTGGGTTCGCCGGGGCATTGATCCGGAGCGGATCCAAGCTGAAGCTCTTGGCGGCCAAGACGCAGGGGGTTGTCGCATCGTTTGATGAGGATGATATCACGGAGTTGCGGGTTGTTCAGAAAGGGCTGGATCAAAAGATCAATCGGTTTGGCATTGAGTATTTTGACCCCACGCAGGATGACGCACGGATTCTGGCGTGGGGATCGGAAGACAAGGTGGATCAGGATGAGCGCGGGCTTGTTGAGCAGACGCTGACGATTCCTTCGATCAATCGAAAGACGCAGGCATCGCGCTTAAGCAATCAGTATTTCTACGAGCTGAAGCTTTGTCCGTTGTCGATCGAGTTTACGACCTCATTGAACGCGATCGGGCAGGAGATCGGGGACGTTATTGCGATCACGCATTCTTTGATGGGGTGGACAAACAAGCAGTTTGTTATCCAGCGCATTGAGGAGGATGAGCGTGACGTCTACAAGATCACGGCACAGGAATATAACCCGACAATCTACAATGACCGCTTTGGCGCAACGATCCAGTCGTTCGATTACGGCACCCCGCCAAACCCGCTGGCGCCGGTTTCTGACGTTTCAAATATTGAAGTGTCGGAAAGTCTTTATTATCTGCACCGCGACGGGACAGTCGGGTCAGATATTCTTGTTAGCTTTGACCCGCCCACGGATGATTCCAGAATATTTTTAAGCCATTATCAGATTGAACTTAAGAAGGGCGCAGAGGATTACAAGGTCGTTGGCACGACCACCGACACGTTCTTCACGATCTTTGGCGTTGAGGATGAGGAAACCTACAAGGTCAAGGTGCGCACGGTTTCCATTAACGGGATTATTTCCGATGGTGCTATTTCATCGGATTTGACGGTTCTTGGCAAGCTCATGCCGCCATCCAGTGTTACAGGTTTTGATGTGGTGCAGGAGGGGAATTTCTTGCGCTTCAGCTGGGATGCGATTACGGACGCGGATCTTGCCCGGTATGTTATCAGGAAGGGTTCGGAGTGGAATATGGGGCAGGTGATCGCGGAGAGGACAGACACGACCGAGTTCATGTATCCGGTGGGAGAGGTCGGCAATGTCACGTTCATGATCAAGGCGGTGGATACGTCCGGTAATGAAAGCCCGTCGCCTGCCATGGAGCAGATTGTTATCACTCCACCGCCAGAGATGAACTTCATCAATGATTTTGACCTTTGGAGTCAGGATCTTCGTTATCGGTTGAGCAATATGGATCTGGTGTATACGAACGATCATGACATGGGTTATGTTCGGCCCGCGTTGTGTTTAAAGACGAATGTGTCGTGGGAGGACAGGGAGGCCGAGGGCTTAACGTGGGAGGCGCAGGAGGCCGCAGGCGGGCTTGCCCTGAACGGTGCGACCAAAGTATCCGGCTTTTTCGAGATGATCGATGCGATTGATCTTCTGACTGTTTTTGAATTTAAGATCGTTATTGATGCTGATTTCAGGAATGTCGCGGGCGGATCTTTGGAAGTGCAGGTCAGTTATTCATCAGACGGAGTTTCTTTCACGCCATTTACAACGATCGACGCGTTTTCAACATACACCGGGCGGTATATCAAGTTCAAGTTTGTCTTAACAACAACGGATACGGCGCATCATGTGTATTTTTACAGTTGTCGTCTTTATATCAATGCTCCGGTGACGAGATTGTCGTGGTTCCGCGATGTAGCCATTCCGGTTCTGGGCAAGACAATTCTTTTCGGGACAGGGTTTAATTACCCGCCGCGCGTTACGGTCACGATCGTCAACGGCATCGTCGGGATGCCGATCGTTTCCAATAAAACAACGACACAGTGCGATATCAAGGTTTATGACCGCAACGGCGCGGCCATCGGCACTGCTGAGGTGGATGTCGACGTGAAAGGATATTGATATGAAGGGATATTGCTCAACTTGCAAAGTGATCGTGGAGATATCGGAACTTAAGGAAATACGGCTTAAGAACGGGACACAGGCGTATACCGGTAAGTGCCCGGATTGCGGCACCGAGATCATAAAAAAGAAAGGCTGATCATGGAGAGGCATGTTTTTGACCCGAACCAGCCGACAGGATCCATGTCGCTGGAGAATATGAGGAATGTGCTGAGGGCGCTATTTCAGGGTGATTTTCTTCCTCTGCGTCCGCGTGCGACGTTTATATTCGAGGATTTTGAATATTCAACGGACGCGCTGGCACAGTCGGCTTGGAGCGGCACGGGGGTCACGGTTACACGCTCAACAGTGAAGCAGGAGGGGAACTTTGCGCTTCAGGCCGTTGTAGACGGAACCGGTAACCGGCAGGTTGCCCGGGCGCAGGTCTTGAACTTGGGAGGATTTAAGCAGGCGAAGCTTTGGCAGAGGTGTTCAGTTGCGGCTTCAGCGTTCAAGTTCTTTATCAAGGACGGATCCAACAATGAAAGTTTCTGGAATCTGACGGCGCATGCTACGGCCAGTACATGGAAGCAGGACACGATTACGCTTGGCACGCCGGATGGCAATAGCGGCACTCCTGCAAACCTCACTAATGTGGCGTCTTTTGGGTTTAAGGGGTTAGCGGCATCGGCCACATTTGTTTTTGACACGATTACCGCTATTTGCGGCGCGTCTGTTGCTGTCTCCCCGGCACTGGTGAGCAGTTTCTATCAGAACATCTATATCGGATCTGCCAGGCTGAGTTTTACTGGTGGGGCTTCACCCGCGATCATGACGCCGCTTTCCAATCCAAGGATTGATCTGTTGACGATCAATTCATCCGGTGCTTTGGAGTGGACTTCCGGGGTAGAGGCTTCCAGTCCAGCAGAGCCGACATTTCCGTCAGGGAAGTTTCCGATTTGCCTCGTCTATTGCAAACCGACCATGATCAAGGTGGTTGACTATGAGTTAAAGGATGCAAACCCGAATGAGGGATACATCTACAAGGATGTCAGGCCGTTGTTTCTTTTGGGGATGTCATCTTTTTTGTCGCTGACGGATTGTCCGACAAGTTTTACCGGTCAGGCAGGGAAGTCTGTCCGGGTGAAGTCTGATGAAACAGGGCTTGAGTTCGCGTTCCCGAATGCGACGTACGCGGAGTGATAAATGCCACATCTTTTACCGCCCAAACAATGTTCAACGAATACGCCGACATGGACAGATCCGACGCTTACGGCCAATACGATTAAGGCTCGCAATGATCATGTTGAGGAATTGCGGATCAAGGTCAATCTGGAGTTCACGCGCCGGAGTTTGGCGACGACTGTCTTTACGGATGTCACGCTGACAGCGGATGTGACCAAGATCAGAAACGATCATGTCGCGGAATTGCGTACGGCATTGCAGAACATCAAGACCGGCAGAGGGGAGGCCGGATATTGCGTTCAGGATGTTTCCGGCTGTATGGATTTTACAGACGCGGCATTGACGGCAAACACGATCAAGGCGCGAAATGATCACATTGCGGAGTTGAGGTCGAAACTTCAGGCATTGATGACGGGATGTATTTGTGAGGCCGAGCAGTGTCAGTATTGCGCGGATTGCGGGTATTACTACCAGACGTGTTCTCATGCGGGTGTCGCCTGTGATGATCACAAATATAGCGAGTGTCATCACAGCATGGTCGATCATCGGGTGTGCGCCAGTTACAACATGGCGGCTGGTACCGTTCATCCGTATAAAGCGGCTTCCGGCGATCCGTTATCGACAACGCCGTGGGATGGCTATGTGCCGTGGGCCCCGCAATGTAACTATACGCCACCCGGGAGCAACTGGGGAGCAACGCATTCGGATTGGAACTGTAAGTGCAATCCGTACACATGGTGAGGATTTATGTTTGAGGATCAGAGTTTGTCAGATCAGAAGACGCGGATAGTGGCAAAAAACACAACAGACAACCCGGTTACCGAGTTGATTTACTGGGTGAGGATGAATCTGGATGACGCCGGTGTCTTGGCATTTACACAGGGGCATTTCACAAGCATTGCTTCCCTGAGCGATGCGTTAAAGCAGACGATTCAGGAACTGGGCATCTTGGATGACAAGGGGTTGGTGTCGAATTTCAGTTTCTTTATATCGGGTGAGAAAAAACATGAGGTGTTCTTGGCGGGAGTAACTGGATTGAGCGTGGATCAGAAGGCGATGGTTTCAGCGCGATTTGGCGTTGATGTCGTTGAGGTTGATCTGAACCTTTATCGATTGGATTGGCAATGAGCGTTTTCAGTTTAGAAGAAAGTCAGGCGATCGGTGATTTGCCGTCACAGTGCCGCGAGGTCATCAAAAAGCACAAGTTTGATGTCAGCGCGGTCATTGGTGAGAAAGCGGATTACACGACGATATATTTCCTGATGACGCAGGACTGTAATCTTCATTGTCCGTATTGCTATCAGCCAAGGGAATTTCGTCAAAAGGACAGCGGGATCACCCGGGAGATCATCGATTGTTCCATGGGTTTTCTTGTCAGAACATTTAACGAGGCCAAGATCAAGTTCAGCATCTTTGGCGGTGAGCCGTTTGTGAATCTGGACATGATGCGGTATCTGGTCGATACCTACCGGATGTTTCCTTATGTGGTAACAACCAACGGTTTGGTGTTGGCAGAGAACGCAGAGGCCCGGGATTGGGTGATGTCGCGCAAAGGGACGATTCGGTTGAGTGTCAGTATCCGGGCGTTGAGGCAGAAATTTGGCGCCGGGTATCTGGATGCGGCCCGGCCGGTCTTGGATGTGATCAGGCATAACGGTGGTGATGTTCACTTTGTCATTGATGACCCGGATGAGCCGGGCATTTTTGAGGAGATCAAATATCTGTTTGAGTATCTGGTGCCGGTGGTCAGGATCTCGACCGCGCGGCATTGGGATCGCATCAAGGATAAGAACGAGGCGTACAAGGCATTGCTCAAGCGGGTGGCGGATTACGTTTACTTCGACGGTATCCCTAAGTGGGGCCGGTGTCAGTGGGATTCCGTTTTTAAGCACAACATTTATCGCAGGCTAAAGGGTGAGGCTGTCAGGAACGTTCCTCCGACCTTTTGCGGGTGCGGGTATTTTTATTTGGCGATCAACAACCGTGGCGAGATTTACCCATGTGATTTTTTCGCCAACTTCCCTGAGTTCAAGATCGGGGATGTGTTTAACGGTTTTAACGAGACGTCGATGTTTTTTCGCAAGATGGGCGAGTGGATTGACGGCCTTTATGAGGATTGCCGGGGTTGCGAGGTATGCGAGGGCGGTGATATCCGGCTTTGCCCGCGGGCAATGTGTCTGGCGGAGAACTATATCAAGACAGGCAATCCGCTTAAACCGGCCGTGAATCACTGCTGGGCGAACAGGGTGGAGTATTTCATCTTCGATTACATCGCAAGGCGGGCAATCGAACTGGGGATTAAATGAAAACACCGGTCTATAAGTCTGTTTATTTATACCTGACACACGCATGCAACGCGGGGTGCAGTTTCTGTTACCGCAGAGGGTTGTTCCAGCGCAACCGGCGAGAGGATCTGGGCCCGGCTTTCATGACAGAGGAGATGGCTTCCAAGGTTCTTGATTTTGTTTTTTCTCGGTTGGAGTTGGATCCGAAGTTCTCCATCTATTTCTGGGGAGGCGAACCGCTTCTAAACATGAAAGTTATCAGGGCGGTTGTGGAGAGGTATCCGCAGTTTTTCTTTCATACCAATACCAGCGGCAAGCCGGTGACCGAGGAGATGTTCAACTGGTTCATGGCGCACCGGAACATGAGCCTCACTTGGTCATTGGGCAACGCTTATGAGAAATATGGCGGTTTGCTTCAAAAGGGCAAGGCCGAGTCGTGGGCATTTCGGCTGGTCAAAGATAATCTGGCCAATAACGTAAATTTTATGGTCACGCAGTATGACCGGTTTGTTGAGGATTTTGATTATCTGGTTGAGAACGTCACGCGCAACATCACGATCGATCTGGCGACCCGGGTTGAGCATAAGGAAGAGGATTTGGAGAGGTTTGCGGATGAGTATTTCCGGCTTCTGGAAAAGTATCGGCATGATGAGGTGTTGTTTCGATTGATCAACCCGGCGTTTCACAGCAATCTTTATTTCCGGGAGTTCGGGCTTAAGGCACAAGTCAGACCGTTTCATTATTGCCGGTCAGGGTTGGAGAGGTTGTTCATTGATACGGCTGGCGGTATCTGGCAGTGCGACAACATGTACATTTGCCAGCATAACCGGCTTGGGGATATCGATTCCGGCATTGATTATTCGCGTCTGGAGCTGGCGTGGGCGATTGATGCCGATCGGGAGAGGTATCTGGGGCAACACTGCCGAGATTGCGAGCTGTACGGTGTCTGCCCGCGCAACAAGTGCCTTGGACTCAATTTGGAGTGGATGGGAGACATGTTTAAGCCCGAGCCGTCGTTTTGCAAGATGTGCCGGGTGCTTTTCAAAATAACCAAGCGGTACATCGAGATCGAGAAAGGACAAAAGTATGCAGGAATTGGTAGGCGGGAAGAATAAGAACGAAATCAGGAGCATCGATCTGTTCATTACAGAGCGGTGCAACATGGACTGTGAATATTGCTTTCACCCCAAAGGCGACAGCGTGTTGTCGTTTGATCAGGGCAAGAAAATCTTGGATCGGATGAAGGCAATTAGCCCGGATGGTCTGCAGATTACCTTCTTTGGCGGTGAGCCATTGATCTTCCCGCAGACGGTTCTGGATTTGGCGCGGTACGCCCGGGATCTCTGGCCGGATAAGGACGGCAGGCATATGGCGGTCTTTAGCGTGTCAACGAACGGCACATTTTTCGATGAGGACGTGTTCCGGCAGTTCAAGGATCTGCATTTCTCAATTCAGGTCAGTTGTGATGGAGATGAGGCAACGACCATGGAGCATCGCAAGGGCAATTGGTCCAAGGTTGTTGAGAACATGAAGAAGATGCTGGCCATATTCCCGGATCTGGGTGTTCGCATGACCTATACACCCAAGACAGTTGGCAGGCTTGCCATCAACGTGCAGTTTTTGCATCAGGAGGTTGGGGTTCAAAAGATCATGCATCATGCGGTCATGGAGGCTGATTGGACGGATGAGGCCGTTGAAAAATACTCTTATCAGCTCAACCAGCTTTATCATTACCGCCGATATTGCATCCGGCAGGGGATTCCTCTGCAGATCGCGTTTATCGACAAGCCCCTTAAGGTCGTCAATGACGAGGTTCCGCCGGAAATGAACTATTGCGAGGCCGGGAAATCCTATTTGGCCATCTTGCCTGACGGCGACGTTTATCCATGCCACCGTGCGGCCAGTGCCCGGGTGTTTAAGCTGGGCAATATTTTTGATGAGAGGCCGTTCATCCGGGGCGTGTTTTTGAGCATCAACAAGGAATACACCGGTTGCTGGAAGAATTGCCCCGCGGCCACGAGCTGTCACAGTTGCGTGATCACGCATCACAAGGTCAACGGCGATTTGACGCAACCGATCAGCAAATACTGCAAGCTGTGCCGTCTTGAGCATGACGAGGCGATGAGATTCTTGCCGGTTGAATTGAGCGATCGGCGGGAACGAATGCTTTACAAAATCGGTCAGGTCTTGGTGGACGTGGCCAAGCAGAACGAAGAGATTTTAACGGCATTAAGAAAGGAGTAGTTCCATGACAGGTAATTCTATTGGGTTTGAGGAAATTGTCGTTGATGTCGGTGTGGTGGGCCTGAATCCGGCGATATTTCAACCGGCAATTGGAGACCCGGCCGCCAAGGCGTTTATTACGGCAGAGGGTGGAGCAATGCGGTATCGGATTGACGGATTGGATCCAACGGATACGAGTGGGCATCCTCTATTGGATTCGGACTTCTTGGAGTTAAAGAGTATTTATCTTATTCGAAAGTTCCGGGTCATCAAACAGAGTGCAACCGCTGGGAAGCTAACGGTCACTTACGAAAGTTAGGAGGGGGATATGCATATTCAGCAAGCGAGGACTTATAAGATCGAGAATATCCAGCCGCCAGCGCAGAATTTCTACGCGGCGTTGATGCAGACCGGCCAGAACTGGTCGCGGTATTGGGGAGATGATGGAGCATATCAAAAGGGTGCCAATATTTGGGGCGCACGATTCACTGACAATGGGGACGGAACAGTCACCGACACCCTCACGGGTCTTATGTGGGTTCGTGATCCGTGGTCGTTGTTTTCGTGGCAGATGAGCTGGTATGACGCGGTTAATAATTGTGAGAATCTTGATTACGCGGGGTATCAGGATTGGCGGCTTCCGAATGTAATCGAGCTGGAATCACTCATTAACTATGCGTATTGCTATCTGTGCATTGACCAGATGTGGTTTTGGAATATCCAACAGAACTGGTATTGGTCTTCGACGGTTTACGCGCCGTACGATTATTACATTTGGATGGTCTATTTCGGTGACGGGCAAAGGTCTTACGCGGATCGGGACATGACCTACAACTACATCATCCCTGTCAGGGGTGGTCAATAACAAGGAGGTATCAAATGGCAGAGAATCAGACGGTAACGGTGGAGTACAGGGATGAGAAAAAGATCGTCACGCATCCGAACGGAGTTGTTTCGGAATACCCGAGAGTAGTCCTTGTGAGTTTTAAGACACAGATGCAGAAGCAGAAACAAATGTTTGAAGATCAGATTGCCTCGATTGATCGGGATCTTGCGGCATTGGACGCCGCAAAAGTCTCTCCGGCCCCGGAGCCGACAACGGAAGGCGCTGGAAATGCCGGATAGAGAGAATTGGACAAGATACATCACGCCGGTCTTGGTGACGATTGCCATCTTCATGCTCGGAGAGGTCATGGCGCAGGTGGGGCGCGTCGAGGAGAAGCTGTTTCATCACTTGTCGAATGATGAAATTCATATGCCCCGCAGTCAGTTCGTTACAAAGGCTGAGTTTGATCTTCAAAGCAAGTTTGCCGAGAAGGAAGCGGAGAGGATCTTGAAGGCAATTGATGAGTTAAAGGGCGATCTAAAGACGGGAGGTGTCAAATGAACGTGTTCATTGCTTTTGTTTTGGGAATCACGATCGGAGGGCTGGGGATGTTCTTTTATCTTTCAATTACGGGGAGGTTGAACAATGGCGGATCAGGAAAAGTTTAACCTCTTCAAGTTCTTGGGGAGTTTCTTTCAGCTATTACCGTGGATCAAGAATATCCGGTACATGGTGGGTTTCGCATTGGCGGGCTTTGTGGGCCTGACGATCTATCGGGCATTCTTTATGCCAACGCAGACCACAAAGCAGGTGACGCAGATCGTGGCACAGCGCGGGGCGCAGGTGACCGTTGATCAGAAGCGCGAGGAGAAGGCGTCTGGTTTGGCGGTTCATCCTTTTGTGGAGGGGTACGGCTTCGCTGAGTCAGACAAGCGGACAGGAGCGGGCGGCCGCGCGGGCTTGCGGGTGGAGTTCTGATCGATGCTCGCGCTCGGGATCCTTCTGGAGGTTGTTCTCGTTATCGCTTCAGCGGTTTTGTATCGCATGGGCGGTGCTGATGGTTACAACACGAAGTTTCGGGACTTTGGCTGTCCTGTAGCGGCCATTGCTTCGGCCTTGATCATTGGGCTTGGGCATTGGTCGCTTTTTATTTGTTTCTGGTTGTTGTTCGGAGCAATGACAACTTATTGGAAGCGAAAAGGGGAGGATGCAGAGTGGCACAACTGGCTTATGACCGGGTTTATGTACGCGATGGCGTTTCTTCCTGTCGTGTGGTTTCTGGGCCGGTGGGATGCTTTTATTTGGTTCACAGCGTTTTTGTCTATAGGGACGATGGTCTGGTCGGAAATGATGGATGATGTCGTCTGGGAAGAATGCGGCCGCGGAGCGATCCTCATTCTCGCGCAGGGTGCCTTTTTGATCTTCCGGTAGACGACAAATGCCTTGCCAACTATGAGACCGTATGGCCCTATACCCCTCAAAAGGAGGGCAAAGCCCATGAAGAAAATAGTGTTTAGTGTTGAGAAGATGTATCGATTGGCTGATGCAGGGAGTTTGAAGGCGTTTGTGGATGTCGGCGTTAGTGATGCGTTGGTTATCAGGGGGGTCAGGATCGTGGAGGGCAAGAAGGGTTGTTTTATCTCTATGCCGAGCGAGCAGGGGAAAGACAACAAATGGTATGACCAAGTGGTTTGTAAGTCGGCCGAGATATTTGATGAGCTATCGAGCGTTGTTCTTGGTGAATACCAGAAGAAGCAGAAAGAGGATCGCCATGGTTAAGGAGAATCTGATCGTAAAAAAGAGCCGGTATATCAGCGTCCGGCTGGGCAGTGAGGAAATCTACACCGAGAATATTCCGGTGTCGGGTTCCATGCGGGATCATCTTCCGGTCGCCAAGTTGCGTCTTCGGGAGATTCAGCGGGTGATGCCGTTAGGGAAATGGGGGATCCGGATCGAACAACAGTGGCCGGAGAAGGATGCCAGGCATTTTCAGTGGATCGATGTGGTAACGGGCAAGTTGGAAGAACAGGTCGTATTCTAAAACCAGAGGAGGTCAAAAGTGGCTACAAAACAAAAGAAGCAGAAATCGAAGCAGAAACCGGTAGTGCAGGAGCCGGTGGCTATTCCTGAAACCCGGCAGGCCCTCATGATGCTGGCCAAGGATCGCGGGATTAGAAATTTTCGCGTCCTTAACAAGGTAGAACTGGCCGAGGTTGTCACCGAAGGCGTAACACCGGAGCGGATTCAAGAGGTCGTGGCAGGGGCGGTCTCGCGCTGGAAGGCTGGCTGGGGAACCAAGAAGAAGGTGGAGGCATGAAAGTCAGGGCCACGATCGACATAAATGTCGCCATGGGCGATGTGTCGCACGATGGCACTGGCTGTCAGGGCTACTTGCCGGAGGGAACGCGATACGAGGATATCGTCCGGGTCTTCGGCGGGCCCCAGCTTGGCGCTTCACCGGACGGCAAGATCAAGGCCGAGTGGGTCGGCAGGATCAACGGCCTTGTGTTTACGATCTACGACTACAAATCGAAACTGGATCCGGAACGCAACACCGATTGGCATATTGGTGGCAAGCAGAAGTTCGTCGCGGAGTTGGTGAACATCTACTTCAGCGCTCGCTAA